TTTACACTCGACAAAGCAGAAAAAGCAGAACTCATACAAGAGATTAACAAAGCACAGATTGAGGTCAATAAAGTTGAAGCTGGACAAAGTGGATTGCTTGTAAGATGGAGACCTTTTTTAGGATGGGTATTAAGTTTGGCTTTTGCATATCATTTTGTTTTGCAACCATTTTTAATATTTATCCTAGCGAGTTTTGGGAAACAAGTCGAATTACCAACATTCGATATGGGTACACTAACAACTGTTTTAATGGGGATGTTGGGACTTGGTGGATTGAGAACATACGAGAAAGTCAAGAAATCGGCATGATTACCTTTGAACAAATCATTGACAAGGTGTTAGAGCATGAAGGGGGTTATGTAAATGATCCCTACGATAAAGGTGGTGAAACCAAATTTGGTATTGCTAAACGATGGTATCCTGATGTAGATATTAAGAATCTCTCAAAAAGTGATGCAATTAATATCTATTACAACAACTATTGGAAACCAAGTAAAGCAGATTTCTTACCAAATGACTTAAAAGCCACTTATTTCGATATGTGTGTCAATATGGGACAAAGACAAGCTGTTAAAATACTACAACAAGCCATCAATAGTAGAAAGATGAATAAAATCAAAGAAGATGGAGTTATCGGAGAAATAACCATAGAGAATGCAGGGAGAATCTCAAAAAGACGATTACAAGCCTATCGTTGCTTATTCTATGGTAGATTAGTAGCCGATGAACCTGACCAAGAACGATTCTATTATGGATGGTATAGAAGGGCAACAACTACATGAAACAGATCAAGAGTACTGGCATCATCTTTGGGGATATGCACTTCCCATTACATGATGAAAAGGCATTTAGCTGTGCATTAAAGGTAATTGAAAAAGTAAAACCTGATGTATTTATCAACTTAGGTGATTTTGCAGAAGGGGAGTATGTATCTCATTGGAGATGGTCAAGAAGGAAAAGACCACCATTAGAATATCAACTCCCCTTGATTAATAAAGAAGCAGATGAAGTCAATTATCACTTAGACAGAATTGATAAGGCATTAAAGAAAGTAGGGTGTAAAAAGAAATACTTGGCTATGGGAAACCACGATGCTTGGTATGATGCTTTCGTTGATGAAAACCCTTATTTAGAGCAATATAAGCCACAGAATCTATTTAAAATAGAGGAACGAGGATATGATTGGTATCCTTATGGTGAACTCTTTAGAGTAGAAGGTTCTAAGCTGTATGCTTATCATGGTGGACATTATGGATCAGTAAACCATGCAAGAACAACAGTACAGAATCTTGGGTGTAATGTCATTTATGGACATACACACGATTGCCAACGAAGTGTAATGCAACACATTTCAGGCATACATATTGCACAATCAATGGGGTGTTTGTGTAAGATAAAGAAAGATTTTTTAAAAGGTAGAAAGGTAAATTGGACACATAATGTAGGGATAGTAGATTTCTTTACTGATGGGTGGTTTAACTTAATTACCTTAGATATACACAATGGAATGACAACTTGGAACAATAAAATAATTGAGGGGGACTAATGGATTTAGCCGAAACAATAAAACGATTAAAAGAGCTATCTGCTATGCTTCAAGCAGACACCATATCGGATAGAGAGAAAGAGTTTTATTTACCAGAAATGTTTCGCTTAATAGATAATTTAGATATTCCAGAATTAATAGGAGAATTTAAGAATGAGTACATATCTTGATACATATTGCACAATAGATGATATACAACTGGTAGCCCCATTTGTATTTGATTACGATAGGAAAAGAACAATCACAAACTGGGTAAGTCATAGTGGTAGTGGAAATGACGAGGTTTGGAAAGCAGGTAGTGTGGGTAAGTTCACCATGCTTTATGAAAATGACATCGAACAAACATTAGTAGCAGATATACCAAGCATAGATGCAGATGGTAAATACTACTTTGATGAAGATGCAGATGTTGTTTACTTTAGACCAAGCACAAACAGCAATCCAAATTATGATGTAACTATGACAGCTGGAAGGGATAATAAAACACTCTTTAATGAGTTTATATCGAGAAGTTCTGACTTTGTTCGTTCTTATATCAATAAACCAATCTACAAGAACAAGGGTGTCGGAACTGGGGATAGTTTAGGTAGGGATTATCCTGAAGTAATCGTTAGGGCTACTGCATTGTTAGCAGCATCTATGGCAATATTACCATACGATGAACAACATGGACTACGATTACAAGTTCAAGTATATGACACAGAAGGTGGAACTGGACTATTAGACTTAATTAGAAAAGGTGTTATTTCATTAGACCAAGATGAAGATGGTAGAGATAAAATCGTAAAAGAAGTATCGATTGATGCAAGTACAACTGGTGCTATTGTAGACACTTATGGCTATCCAAGTGTGTCTTACGATAGAATCAAAGTCATTATTGAAACTGGTGGTACTTTTGCAGCAGGAACAACATCTACTGTAACCTATAAGACTTTTGTAGGAGATGATTCAGGACTTAAAATAAATGCTAATCAAGAAGCAGAAGTTATTGATGGAAGTTTCCAACCAGTAGGACATGGAGTTTATGTACGATTCTCAACTGGTGTATATACTGCCAATGATGAATGGGAAGTAGAAGTAACAGGATTAGATCACACAGCTGGTGGTGGAATAGAAACCATACAACTTAAAAGGAGATAACAATGCCTTATCATAAAGGAAAAAAGAAAAAGAAAAAAGGTAAGAAAAAATAATGTCAGTTTTTAAAAAGAAACCAAAGAAGAAAAGAAAAGCACCAAAGGGATTTCATATTATGCCCAATGGACAATTAATGTCAGATGCAGCACATAAACCTTTAAAATTACCATTGAGAAGAAATGCATTTAAATAGAAAAAAGAGATTATTAAAAAAATATGGTTTAAAGGCAGTCAATCGACCTAAAATGACTCCTAGTCATAAAACCAAGAAAGCTATGGTATTAGCAGAATCAGGACATGAATTAAAACTGATTAGATTTGGTGCTAAAGGTATGGGACATAATTATAGTGCTGGTGCAAGACGAGCATTCAAAGCAAGACATAAAAGAAATATAGCAAGAGGTAAAATGTCTGCTGCATATTGGGCAGATAAGTTTTTATGGAGTCCAGGAGGAAGTAAAAAGAATCCACCAAGAAGTCAAAAGAGGGTTTATGGCAAAAAAAGGTAACATAAACATTGTCAGAAGAAATGGTAAAAAGAAAACAAGACAAGGTATGAGTAACAATACCAAATATGGCACAAAAACAAGTAAGAAATATTATAAAAAAAGAAGTAGAGGACAAGGATAATGGCAAGAGTAATATTTGAAAATATTTATAAGAATAGAGTGTTGGATAATATCCAAAAACTTATTAAACAAACAATTCCAAGTGTTCCTTTATATTATGATGAACATAGAGGACAAGAAAGTTTTTTATTAAGACCATTATCTGATACTTTTATTGATTATGCAAGTAATGCACATATCAGACAATATGAAACTTTAATTAGTTTTCAAATTATTTCAGGTTCTGATTATACAAGAGATAAAGATATACAACGATTAACTGATGTTGCAGAACTTGTAAAGAGAATCTTTTTCGATAATCGTGATTTAGGAAATACAAATCTTACAGATTGGTATAATGCCAAAGTAACCGATATTATATATGAACGAGATGAAGAAGATACAGAAGTAGAACGATTTGTAATGACTTTAGAATGTAATGTAAATGAAGGGGTTTCATAATGAAATATAAACATATTAAAGGACTTCAACTTCAAAAACCAAGTTATCTAAAAACACCTAATCAAAAGATTAGAGAATTGTTAGAAGGTAAAGAAGTGGAGTTAAATGAAGAAAATGTGGCTGAATTTGAATCATTAGGTGTTCAAGTAGAGCCAGTAAAAAAAGAACAACCTAAAAAGAAAAAAGTTAAAAAAGAGGAGTAATAACAAATGGCTATAAGTTCCAAAGTCTATGGCAAAAGCCAATATGCCATAGGTATTAAACAAAAGAATGCAACTGCTTTTGAAACAGCAGGTGCAGACGACACAGCATATCAATTACTACCTGTAATCAATGTATCTGCCCCAGTCCTCAATCTTGTAGAATCAGGGGAGATACGAAGCAATAATGCAGGTATGATTGAAACTGACTTTGACCAGTTTAGATCAAGAAAAGGTGGATTTGTAACACTTGATTTTGAAGTTCCTGCAGAAAGAGCAGGACTTGTAAGATTATTGGCAAATGTATTACAAGACCATAGTGAATCAGGTGCAAATCCTTATGTTCACACTATTGAAGCATCATCAAGTGCAGCTTTATCAAGACCTGATTTTACAGGAAGTTCAACAGCAGGTATTCCAAGTATTTTTGATATTGGATTATATGGACCTGCATCAGGTGAAGATAAAATCATCACAAGTGCAGTATTACAATCATTGACAATGAACTTTGATATGACTGATGGTAGATTATTATTGAATGGTACTTTCTATTCAGGGTTTGCAAGTTCCACAGGATTTCTTGTAGGACAAACATTATCTGCTAATAGTGGAGAACCAACACTAATGAGTACATCACCAACACAAATTGAATCATATTTTGATACAAAGCAATTTGATGTCAATGGATCAGCAACTGATGCTATTGTTACAGCAGTATCATTTACTTTTGAAAACAATGTTGCAAGAGTAGGTAGAGATGCTAATGGTGATGCAGAAGCCTATGCTTTTGGTGTCCCATCAGTAAACATCACTGGTGAAATATCATTTATGTATGATGGAAACTACAATGATGGTGCTAACAATGTATTACAGGACTTCTTAGATGGAACTCCTGCTACATTAACCTTACAACAAGGTGATGGAACAGTATCAAGTGTAGGAGAAATGAATATTACAGCAGAAGTATATTCAACTGCTGTGAATTATGATCTTAATGCAGACACAGGTGCTATTATCACTATTCCATTTAAAGTAGTACAACCTACTGCAAGTGGTTCACCAAGTGGTACAGCATTCAAGTTTGAATTTTGCGATGCAGTAACTAATTCAAGTTGGTAAAGGAGTAAAACATGAAGGTAAAAATGTTCGATAAAGAGTGGGAAGTGAAGGATATTAACTACAAAGAAAGGCGAGAACTTTGGCATTTAAGTTTAAGTTCTTTTGCTGGAACTGAAGTAGTACACGATAAATACTTCAAAATGATTAATAAAGTAGAGGAAATATCAGGATTATCTGAAAAAGATTTTATTCATAACGATAAAAGTCTTTTAACGATGGCTGAAATTGACTTGCTTTTACAAGAAGTATTTGCTTCCTATATGGGTACTGAAAAAAAAGACTCATAGGACTTTGTAGTTATGTGTGGTTTTCTCAATTAGGGTTTCCACACATAACTTTAGAGTTTCCATACAAAAGGCAAAGTCCCTTGACAAAAAAAGTCAAGACTTACGAGAATTTAGAACAGGTATGGGAAGAAATAGAAATGTTAGTAGAGAAGTGGCAAGAGAGTCAATTTTCTCTTGGCAGAAATCTCTACTTTCACTTGCCTTTATTTATGAATCCAAGATGGATCATAGATGTTGAATATCAAATGATATTAAAGGAATATAACTGGATTAAGGATTTTAATATTCCACTTGCAAGTACATTAGATGAAGTAAATGCAAGTAAATTAGATGAATTTGATGTTATAAATAGTGAAATAAAATCAATTCAACTTTATATGGGCGAAAAAAATGGCAGATAAAAGAATAAGATTATTAGTAAAAGCAGAAGTATCTAAAGCTATAAGAGATTTAGATAGGTTAGAAAATCAGACTGATGACAATAAGCAGTCAGCAGATGAACTGACTTCTACATTTAAAACTTTATTTGGTGCAGCAGTATTAGGTGCAGGTGCAAGAAGTATTATACAAACTGCAAGTAATTTTGAGAGTTTAGAAACAAGTATTATTCAATTAAAAGGTAGTACAGAAGCAGGACAAAAAGCATTCCAAACATTTAGTAATATTGCAGCAACTACACCATTTAAATTACAAAATGTAGTAGAAGCAGGGGTTACTGTTGAAGCCTTTGGTGCAAATAGTGAAGATACATTAAAAGCAATTACAGACTTAGCAGCATATATGAGAGTAGATGTTGTTGATGCTGCTGGTGCATTTGGTCGTGCTTTTGCAGGTGGTGCTGGTGCAGCAGATGTGCTTCGTGATAGAGGTGTTTTAACACAAGTAAAATTAAAAACAGGTTTTGACGATCTTTCTAAAATGACTTTACCTCAATTTAGACAAGCATTGATTGATACATTAACAGATCCTGATGGGGCTATTGCTGGATCAACTGATGTTTTAGCAGCAACTTTTAGTGGTAAAGTATCTAATATGCAAGATGCTGTTGATTTATTACAAAATGCAATAGGTGTTAGACTTATAGGTGGATTAGGTGATATGGCTGTTGCAGTAGGAGATGCAGCAAGAAATGCAGCAGAATTTATTGATAGTCTTTCAGGAGAAAATATTAAAACAATACAAAAGAATATATCAATTATGGCTGGTATGGCAAGTGCCTATCTTTTATATACAAAAGGTGCTATGGCAGCGAGGGTAGCTACATTAGGTCTTGTAAGGGCAGCAAAATTCTTGTTAGTATTTGAAGCCATTGATTTAATTATAGTCAATATATCAAATAATTTTACATTTTTTAGAAAAAAAATAAAAGAAGCACAAGTAGCAATCTTAGAGTTTTTTCAAAATGATACTTTAACAGGTTTAGCAAATGCTATACAAGCAATTCCTGATGCTATAATTAATACTCAACCTGCACTTCGTGGGTTTAAAGAAATGATGAAAGGTATTGGGCTAACTGGAGAAGACAATACTGAAAAAATTGCAGAATTAAAAAAAGAAATAGCAGGAATGGGAGATGCTGTTTTTGAATTAGATTTAGGTAATTTACAAGCCATATTTGATATGTTGGAAGATTCTGATATAGATGCTTTAACACTACCTATTGAAGAGTTAGAATTAGCTATTCTTGAATTGTCAGGTGCTTTTACCGAAGCAGAATTAGCATCAAGTAGTTTCGCATCAGTAGGAATTGGAAATTTAGATGGTTTAATTGGAAAATATGCTGAGTTAGGTGAAAAAATAAAAGATACTAATAAAGGAACAAGTGATTCCAATAAAAAAACACTTGAAGAACAGCTAACAAATATGGCTGAACAAGGTAAGATAACAAAACAAAATGCAGTATCAACAATAAAAGCTAAATCTAAAGAATCCTCAGCATCCTATATTTCAAGTATATTTAATGGTGTAGGATTTCCTGCAAATTTTATTTTAGCAGGATTAGCAAGTGCAGCTATTGATAAATTATTTGAGCCATTAATGAAATTTCAAACTGGTGGATCGTT